CGCACCGACTGACAGCACAGTTGTAATGGTTGCAATTAAAAGTTTTTTCATTTCATTAATTCCTTTGTTATATCTTTGTTTAAAAAAGTTGCTGGACCTAAATCATAAAAAGGACTTAGAAATCCAACAAACCCCACTGGTTTTCCCAGTTTGTAGGTGAAAAATTTTGTATCAACAGTGTTGACAACATGATCTATTCCTGCTTGCCACACTTTGTGAAAATGGGTGTCTGACAAATTTTTAAAAAACCAGTAGCTCATTTCGGCGTAAAAGTTATTGGTTGGTTTGCTTACTTGCCATGTTGTTGAATCATAATCGGGATAAATTATTGGTTTGATCAAGGATTCCAGAGTTGTTCTGTTGCTGACACTGTGATTGGGCCATCTTAATAAGAACTGTAAATGTTGATTTTGAGGTTGCATAAACCAATTCATCACCATATGAGCCTGCTTTACAATGATCTCAGGCAGATCGGGTTGCCAGAAAAAATACTCAGTTGTTATGTTGTTGTATATGCCCGATACATTCTGAGCGTGACTGGCCATGATATCTAAAAAATAAAAACACCAACGACCGTCTTTGATACAAAGTTTTGGCTTGTCGATTCCATATATAATACCAATCTTGCGTCCGCTTTCGGCTTGATTGATATGTTCTTTTGTGGACAATGGATCGTGCTTAAATGTATGCTCTACGTGCAAATAATCTTTGGCCTTGTAGATCCATGATTCGTCGCCGCGGTAGTTGATCATGTTCTCGCTAAAGTCATGAACAGTTATTTTTATTTCGGGATGATGAGTAGCAACATATTGTAAAAAGGGTTTTGCTGCAAACTCAAATTCGCTCAAAATATTTTCAGAACTTGTGTCTTTGGCATTGGCTTCTAATCCTTTGCTGCCTTGTTTAGGATAGCGGCAAACAATTTCGTCAATATGAATTCCATTGTTAATAAAACTCATTAACACAGTTGCGCTGTCACTTCCGCCACTGAATTCTAATCTAAGATAATCATATTTTTCTCTTAGTTGTTGAGCCCTCATTCTGTATAACATGCGAATGTCAACGTTGGGCTCCACGGTGGTATCAATGGCACCAAAAACTTGGTTGTTGAAATTCCAATGTGGAAATCCTCCTGTTCTTGTGCTTTCAGCCAGAACCTGAGGTTTGCTGTAGTATGCTTTGTCGTTTAAAGTATAATATCCCAGTTTGGGATTATTCTCCAGTTGTATCATCTACTGGTATCCATCCTAATTTAAAAAAATCTTCGCGAACTTCATCGGTAACATATCCTTCACCCACAAAGTTTTCTCGCATCCAGTCGTAACGTTGGCGCTCTTCCGGGGATAAATCTTTGAGATCTTCTTCGTTGTGTCCACCACGAATGCCCGAACAATACCAATCGATATAGTCACCCTCTTCACGCATGTCGGCCACAATGCCCCCGGCATAGCGCCACGAGCAACTGTAAGTTTCACCTTTGAGCAAAGGCCATACATCATTGCGTTGCCAGTCTTGGTTGCACAAAGCAGCGTAGATGTTTTGTGCATATTCTTCGCGAGCTTTGACTTTGTCGCAAATCCACTGGGTGCTGCGCAAGTCGTATTCTAAGTTGTTGATCTTCCACTGATCTTGTTTTTCAACTTCTCGACCATTGTCTGCTAGATATAACTCGATGTAGTCTTCATTGGGTGCTGTGCCGTCGGCTTCACAGCGTTCAAGATAAGCCTTGAGTTGAAAGGTATTGCGTTCGAGACTACGATTCATGATCTTTATCTTGCTCGTATTGCAGGACCAAGCGAGTCAGCGGTTCCATGCGTTCTTGAAACACATCGGGTGCTTTTTCGGATGCTTGCTTCATTTCGTATTCTGCAGGAAAATGCCGTAGAATACTACCAGCTTCTTGCCTGATCTTTTTGGGCACTCGGGGATAATTTACTGTGTCGTGTGCCAGGTCTCGTAAAAACCGCTCGGCCCACATCACAGCACGATATCGTTCGTCGGGTAGTGTCACAATGCTCTCACAAAAAATGGTGCGCCCAACAGGACTCGAACCTGTGACCAATCGATTATGAGTCGACTGTTCTAACCAACTGAACTATAGGCGCAATACTACTAGTATAGCAGATATTTCATTTAAAGTCAATCCGCGTTGTTCTTTTGCTTTGCGAATTAACTGTAGTTATTCAAAAACTTTTCAAGATCACCATACAGATTTGCCAGCACAGCTTCGCGACTGCTGAAGAATATCAATTTGCTGACACGACGTTGATCTCTTTGTATGTAATAGGGCATTTGTAATTTTCGATCCAGGGCCAATATCATTCGCTGATTGAATTTGGTTTTGTCGGGAATATTAAATACATAACACTCAATGTCTAAATCTTTGACAAACACATCGTAGCCCTGACGTGTGAGTCTCATGCCGCCGTTGTCTCTAAAATTATACCACCATGCTATTCTTGCTTCTTCCAAGGTCCAGGATTCCGGTGGCAACTGTTGTATCAAACGTCGAGTGATTTCAATTTTGTCACGCACTGGGAAATATTTGTTGACCTTGCTTCAGCAGCACCACAGTGAATTTATTGGTTTTGAACTGTGTGTTGAGTTTGCGAGCCAAGTTAATAGCATGCCCAGGATTTGAAAAACTTACTTTTTTGTATTTGGGTCCAGGATACTGAACCAACAAATTGGAAGTTTTCAAATTGATAGGTTTGTTGTCGTAGAACACTGCCCACACACCTTCACTGGCCAAAACCTGCTCAGATTTGTATGTTGCTTTGTCAGTCTGTTCGATTAGAACTGTGGGCTTGGGTCTACTCATGACAGTATTTAGTCTAGAAAACGGCGCAGTTTATAAAAAACTACCCCCGCTGACTGCGACTTGGATAACCTCATCTTTGGGCTGTTGAACAGCATTTTGTTTTAGATTTTCTAGATCCAGCAACAGTCTAGTGATCTCAGCATGCATGGCTTTGGCATCAGTGACACTGATACTGATGTCTCGAAGTCCACGAGCATCTGCACCCTGCACACGATCAATAAATTTTTGCAAGTGTATCATAGCGATTTTCTCACAAAAGATTTGAGATCCGGCGGTGTCCAGCCGTCGGGCTTGAGAACCTTGCCGTCTTCACGACGTCGAACTTTGCCTGTGACAGGATCAATTTTGGCAAAGTTGGTGCGCATGACTTCGTTCCAGGCGCCTTCGGCATCTGCACCCATGCTGTGAATAGCACCAATGGTCACAACCAAGATATCAATCAGTGCATCTAGATCACCTTCATGTGTGACAGAGTCATCTAGTTCTTGGACTTCTTCTTTGATAAGATTGTAGTAGAGTTTGTATTGTTCGACATTCTCGCCCACAGTGGTCTGACCGCAGGCTTGCATAAATTTTTCTTGATCACGAAATGGATTCATTGGCTTGTTCCTTGTTATGAAATGGTCCGTGGTATTTGTAACGTTGCAGAGTGATCAACTTGGGATCTTGAACAGTCTTCCATGTTCGACCACGTTGAACTTGATACCACCCTGCAGCAAACCACGATTTAGATTTTTTACTTTTGGTATACAGTGGCAGTCTATGCTTTACATCCCAGATGGGATTGTATACTCGACCATGCGCCTGGTATCCGTGCACGTCATTGCCTACAGATTTCTTTTTTACAGCAGGCGGTTGTTCAAACACAATGTTGTGCAATTGCGTGACCATTTTAATGGTCTTGTATTGCTGCACAGTGTCATTGAGTCGAACCTGAAACCCACCGTCTTGGCAAGCTTCCACATTGCCAATTTTTTGTTCGTCCTGTTGTAGAATCCAAAACTGTTTGTCTACAACTGGTTTAGCTACGATCATTGAGAACTCCTTTGTATGTTTCATTCATCCAACGGCTGACAGTGTCAGCATGCTCGCTGAGTTTGTTGAGTTCAAACTTGCCACAGAATTTTAGAAAATGCATGCCTACTTGGCCCACATCTCGATGACTGACTTGTTGCATGATGGCTGCATCTACTTCTGCTTTGACTTCATCGGGCTGGCATTCAAGATCAATCAACATGCGATTTCGTTCGTAGTCATCAAGAACTTTGTGTTCTTGTTGTTCGTGATCCACCCATCGTTGCAGCATGAGATTGTTCCAGTTATAGCCTTTTTTGTCACGATCTTCAAACGCCTCGGTCAATCCAACTCTGTTTTTACTGCCCTTGATTGGTGCACCGGGATAAGCCGAAAATACATTATCGCCGGCATCGCCCCGAACACACTTCAAAAACAGTGCCCACTTTTGATAATCCACAGGTGCTACAAACGCAGGATCATGTTTGCCGACCTTGATCTTACTGTCGCTTTTGACCACAAAACTCAATGATTTTCCTTTGTCGTCCTCAACCCCGTTGACTGTGAACAAATAGTCATTGATGCCATTGTAGAGACGGACATTGGGTGCAACCAATTGCACAAAGTCTGAATCTGAGCTAACAATAACGTGTTCGTCTTGAGGGTGTAAGGCAATCCAACGAGCAATAACGTCATCTGCTTCTGCGGTGGCACAGCGAACAACGCTACAGTTGGTTTTAGTAGACAAGTATTTAGTCAGATTATCATAGGTTTCCCAGAACATTTTGTCTTCTTCAGCTTCGACGTCACTGAGAGCTTGTCGTGCTTCGGCACGGTTTGCTTTGTAGGGTTTGTAGTGATCTTTGCGCCAGCTACGTCCTTCCAGGGCAAAAACAATGTGATCAGCATCAAACTTGCGAGCAACCTTGTTGGCACTCATGATAGTGAGATGCAATGCAAACCCCAGTTTGGTCCAGGTATCGCTGGCACGATGAGTCTGGTGTCGTGCACGAAAGAACATATTGCTGGTGTCAATCAACACATATCGCATAAGAGCCTTAGATTATTTGGTTACGAATGATGTATTGTAGCACATAATTTGCCCAGAATCTATGGGCATCATCACCAAAATGGTAAGATTCGGGCGACACAGTAAAATAACCT